TGCATGGACATAATTAAAATTAAGGACATGCAAGACGCAGAATACCGCATAGTAGGCGTTGGACAAGGCAAGCCTGTTACTGCCAAAGATGGTACTGAATATCAGGTTGCAATCTTTAGCTGTTTAGCTTCAAATGGTAGCCCTTTTGATGTTTTATCTCATGGAACCCGTGAAGAAAAGCACCAACACTGGCTAAATCGTGATTCAGCAGTAGGCAAGATGTTAACAGTACAATCCTTTGGATTGACTGACTATGGCATTCCTAATTTACCTGTAGCTAAGTGCTTCAGGGAGGACTTATGAAATATCTAGTACAATTTATATTAATGATTATGTATTTCGCTGGTATAGCCATAGCTGAAAGCATGGCTGCAGTGATATTTGCAGTAATCATCCCGCCATTCGCAATATGCATAACAATCGCTTCAATACTTGGCTTGTATTGAAACTCCCGAACTACCCCAGCCGGCGGTGGGGCTAATAACACCGGCAATCATGGCAGGACATCCTTTGTGATACCTCCGATGCATAACGAAAAGTGCTTATAAAACCCTGAGTTGGTTCAGGACTTAACACCATCCGGTGACTAGCACTATAAGCTATGCACCACTCCTGTGACATGAAGGTGATCTTTGGATCACCGACCCCTAACTTAAAATGAGAGGCACTAATGGCTAAGAAATTCCTCAACCAAACAAACGTGTCTCTGAGTATGGCCGTATGGCTCGCAGAAGACACCTACGATCACTCAGAAGACCCGCAGCACATAAGTGCTACCTCACTACTAAAACCAACCAAACAGCTCTGTTTGGGCTCTAAAATGGCCCTTAATGCCTCATTGACGGACGTAGCCTCACTGGTTGCTAGTAAAATGGGTACAGCTATCCACGATAGTATCGAAAGAGCTTGGTTAAACAACTATAAAACCAGCCTGCAAGATCTTGGTTATCCCAATAACGTGATCGAGAGGGTGTTAATCAATCCAGATCCAAAGGATCTAACAGAAGACACCATACCGGTTTACATGGAGCAGCGGGTAAACAAGGTCGTTGACGGATATAACATATCAGGGAAATTTGATTTTGTTATTGAAGGAAGACTCGAGGATTTTAAATCGACTGGTACCTTTACTTACCTCAAGAAAACCAATGATGAGAAATACATCATGCAGGGAAGTATCTACCGCTGGTTAAACCCTGAGATCATTACAAACGATCACATGGCTATTCAATTCATTTTTACTGATTGGCAGGCTATGCGAGCCAACACAGATAAAAATTATCCCAAGAACCGTGTAATGGAATACGTTCTACCCCTGAAAAGTGTAGAGGCAACTGAAGCTTTTGTTAGAAACAAGCTAGCAGAAGTAACCTCCAACATGAATAAGAATCAGGATGACATGCCACCGTGTACTGACGAGGAATTATGGCGATCAGCGCCGGTATGGAAGTATTACAAGAGCGGTAAAATAACTGCTAGAAGCACCAAGAATTTCGATGACATTGTTCAGGCCAACATTCAGTTAAGCAATGATGGTAACAGTGGAATCGTAGTCGAAGTAAAAGGGGAAGTGAAGGCGTGTAGATACTGTCCTGCAGCTTCCATTTGCAATCAGGCATCTGCTTACATAGCAGATGGTACTTTAAAACTTTAGGAGAACAACATGGCTTTTCCAGCAATCACAGCAGGCCTGAAAACCATTGGTATAACACTTGGATTAGTAAAAATGGGGCAAGAAATCTACGAATGGTTTGAGGATTTAGCTCCAAAAACCAAACCTGTAGAAGTACCTACTGCTACCAGCTGCCGCAAAAAGTACGATACAACGCAGTTCACACAGGAACATTTTGATCATGTCTTGGAAGCATACAAAGTACACGTTATGAAAAATACTGGTGGTAAAAAGCAAACACAGGACGAACTTACCCATCAGTTAAATGGAGAGCTTTCATTGAACAAAGGTAAGACCTCCTATTCTCGTATCTGGCGAGGCAAGGTTAATCGAGAAGACTTGCCTTCATCTATAATTCCTACCTCTGAGGCATAACATGCGAAATCTTGATGAACTGGAATACCATGGTAAGTCGGAAGAAGTGGTTAAAATTCTGTGTAATAAAACACAGAGCGCTAACCCGTTATTCTTTCGTGTGCTGATTGGTTATTACTTTTCTAAAGTCGCCTCAATGATGCGAGCCAAGATTGATACACACGATCGGGGAATTATCCCGATCAATATGTATGCTATGAACTTGGCAACATCAGGTCAGGGTAAAGGACACTCCACTAACATTGTGGAAGAAAAGATTATCAATCAGTTCAAGGAATTATTCCTTGAGGAAACCTTTCCTGCTATTGGTGAAACCAACCTAAATAAACTGGCAGTACAGCGTGCCAATCGTAAGACGATCACAACTAATATTGTTGTGGATCCTAACGATGAGTATGAGCGCGTTAAAAAAGAGTTCGATAATCTAGGCGTACTCGCCTTCTCATTCGACTCAGGTACCACAGCTGCGGTTAAGCAGATGCGTCATAAGCTATTAATGGCAAATGCAGGATCCATGAACATGGAAATTGACGAGATAGGCTCAAACCTATTGGGTCAAGTTGATGTGTTGAATACATTCCTAGAATTGTATGACGTAGGTAAAGTTAAACAAAAACTGACCAAGAACACTTCGGAGAATGTCCGAAGCGAAGAGATCGATGGCAAGACTCCTACTAACATGATGCTATTTGGTACTCCATCCAAGTTGCTGAGTGGCGGACGAGTAGAGGAAGAATTTTATTCTATGCTCGAAACAGGGTATGCCAGACGTTGCTTCTTTGGTTACAGCAGAGCAAATCCTAAGCAGACCAAGCTTACTCCAGAACAGGTCTTTGACTTGTTGACGGATACCTCAGGTGACGTTTACCTAGAGGGACTGTCTACCCACTTGGGTCAACTGGCAGACCGTATTAACTTTGATAAAAAGTTAACTATGGATAAAGCAGTAAGTCTTCTTTTGATTGAGTATCGGCTTTATTGCGAAGAGTTATCTGAAAGCTATGCAGAGCACGAAGAGATCCGTAAGGCAGAAATGTCTCATAGATACTTTAAGGCACTCAAGCTTGCAGGGGCCTACGCTTTCATTGATGGTTCATCTTGCATAACTGAAGATCACTTATACAGTGCTATCAAGTTAGCTGAGGAATCAGGGGAAGCATTCACAAGGCTACTCACTCGTGACCGTAACTATGTGAAGCTAGCAAAATATATAGCTGAGATCGGCCGTGAGGTCACACACGTTGATTTGGTCGAAGACCTACCCTTCTACAAGGGTGCAGAAGCAGCGAAGCGTGAGCTCATGACACTGGCTATTGCCTATGGGTATAAGAACAACATTATCATCAAGCGTATGTTCAATGATGGTATCGAGTTCTTGAAAGGTGAATCACTACAGAAGACAGATTTGAATAAAGTCTTGATCTCCTACGGTACAGAGATGGCTGCTAACTACAGCAATGAAGAAGTCCCGTTTGATCAGCTGCATAAGCTGACTCAGCTGGATGGATACCATTGGGTAGCGCATCACCTCCTCGATGGTTACCGCAAGGAAGAGAATGCATTGCCGGGATTTAATCTGGTAGTGGTCGATGTAGATGGTGGTACTGAAATGAACACAGCTAAGATGCTGTTGAAGGACTACAAATGTATGTTCTACACAACGAAGCGTCATTCTGCTACTAACAATCGGTACCGGATTATCTTCCCAATAAGCTACACCCTCCGTATGGACTCGAAAGATTATAAAGAGTTCATGTCTAATATCTACGAATGGCTCCCATTCTCAGTGGATACACAGACCAATCAGAGAGCCCGTAAGTGGATGTCACACAACGGAATCTATGAGTATGTAGACGGAGAGATGCTGGATGCTTTGCTATTCATTCCTAAGACTACCAAGAATGAAGAGCGTAAGAAAATTGTTAATGATCAACAATCTCTATCTAACATAGAGCGTTGGTTCGTGAACAATACTGGCATTGGCAATCGCTCAAACCAGCTGATCAAGTACGCATTGCTATTAGTGGATTCAGGACAAAGTCTGGACACTGTTAGAAATAACGTACTAGCCCTTAACAACAAACTGCAGGATAAGATGGAAGAGACAGAAGTACTCACCACTATTCTTGTATCCGCAACACGGGCAATTGCTACAAGAGATAACGCATAGGGCGGCTCCCCGCCCCTTTGTGCATCAAAAACAAGGAACTATAATGAACGACAATCTGGTATTGATCAGCGGTGAAAGTGCCACCGGTAAATCGGCATCACTGAAAGATCTTCAGAACCCTGCAGGCATCTGGTATTGCAATACCGAATCCAACAAACGCTTACCCTTTAAGAGTGGATTTCGTGAGTTTAATATCGTGGATCCATTGCAGATTCATGAAGTATTTCAACGAGCGGAAGAAGACAAAGACTGTCATACGATCATTATTGATTCACTCACGTTCCTCATGGATCAGTTTGAATCTATTTATGTTCTACCTTCTGCAAATACAATGAAGGCATGGGGCGACTTTGCACAATACTTTAAGACTTTGATGCAAGCCCATGTAGCCACATCCACTAAGAATGTCTACTTCACTGCCCACACAGTAGGTACCCTCAATGAAAATGAAAATGTCATTGAAACCAAGGTACCTGTGAAAGGCTCATTGAAGAATAATGGAATCGAGGCCTACTTCTCTACAGTAGTTTCAACTAAGCGAGTGAAGATTAAAGATCTTGCTAATTACTCCTCGCCCTTCTTGAACATCACAGAAGAAGAGGAAATGCTTGGTTTTAAATACTGCTTTCAAACACGACTGACCAAAGGAACCATATCAGAACGCATTCGTTCTCCTATGGGAATGTGG